CCTGAAAGAATTGAACGGCCTCACGGGCTACAGCAAGTTCGTCTTCCCCTCAGCATGGCAATCTGATCGGCCCCTGTCTGAGAACACCTTGAACACCAGCCTTCGCCGCCTCGGGTACGACAAGTCCGAGATGACCTCTCACGGTTTCAGGCGCACCGCCTCCACGTTCCTGAATGAAGCCGGATTTAATCGAGACTGGATTGAGCGGCAGCTGGCCCATGTCGACGGGCGATCCGTCCGGGGCATCTACAACGCAGCCGAATACCTCGATGGTCGACGGGAGATGATGCAATGGTGGGCGGATCAGATAGGTAAAATGAAAACGCCCCTTCCGGGAGTCGAAACCAGAAGGGGCGTTGGCAACAAGACGAATCTCGTCGCGTAGCGGATTGAAGGGAAGGTCAATCTGCTGTCTGTGAACCTACAACGACCAACCGTTCTTTGCAAGATACAAAATCACCATAAAGTTGACTGCTCACCCAAACAAGGTTAACCAGTCCGAAGCAGTCCAAGTGTGGACATTTGGAACCTTGTGAGGCCGAGCGTGTCCGATAAAGTGAGATTCATCCGTCGAGAAGAGGTGCTGGACCGTGTCGGTCTGAGCAAAAGCACCGTCTACGCGATGATCTCCCGGAAAGAATTTCCCGCCCCGAAGAAGATCGGAACCAATTCCGTCTGGGTCGAAGATGAGATCACGGCTTGGCAGCGGAAAGTGATGGCCGACTCATGACCTCCCGTTCGATCGAGGATCTGATTGGTGGGGAAGATGAAACCGAAGACGACGTAGCGAATGAGCCGATCGTCATCGGCGAGTCCCCGGATATCACCCAGATTTTTCGCGGGGTAACGGTTACGTGGCTGATGCAGGCGTTCCGCATGGACCGCTCAACCGTGAAGAAGCGTATGGCGAACTGCCAGCCGCTGAAATACGGGAAGGGAAATGTCCCGATCTATGATTTCGTGCAGGCCTGCGAATACCTGGTCAAGCCGAAGGTCGATCTGGACGAATACCTCAAGCGCCTGAAGCCTGAAGATCTCCCTCTGGATCTGCGCAAAGAATACTGGGAAGCCCAGCTGAAGAAGCAGCGTTGGGAGGAGAAGGCCGGGCAGCTCTGGCGTACCGAGGACGTGATCGAGGTCTACAGCGAAGCACTGAAGCACATCAAAACGTCCACGCAAGTATGGGCCAGCAACCTCGACCGCAAGACCGGTTTGTCGACGGAGCAATACGATCTGCTCATCAGCATGACTGATCGACTCCTTTCAGACATGCACCAGCGCCTGCTCGAGATGCAGAACAACAAGACGACCCCGAACTCATTGGACGGCGCCGAGGATCCGGAGGATGTTTGACTCCCTTGAGAAGCTTCTCGCCGCCGTATGCGAGGCCGTTCGCCCAGCCGAACGTCTGACGGTCAGCGAGGCCGCTGCGAAGTACCGCTACCTCGACAATCCGGGATCCTACGTCGGATATTGGGACAACGATATCGCCCCGTATCTGGTCGAGCCTATGGATGTGCTGACCAGTCTTGAATACACCGGCATGATCTTCGCCGGCCCGGCCCGCTGCGGCAAGTCTGACATGTTCTTTAACTGGCTGACCCATACGGCGATCTGCGACCCCGCCGATATGATGGTTGTCCATATGACCCAGAACACGGCCCGAGACTGGTCGATCGGCGATCTGCGCAAGGTCTTCAGGCACTCGAAGGAGGTTGGCTCCCGCGTAATCCCTGGCCGCCAGAACATGAACGTCCACGATGTTCGTTTTATGTCCGGCATGCGTCTGCTCGTAAAATGGCCGACGATCAGCGAACTCTCCGGTAAAACGATCCCGCGCCTGTGGTGTATGGACTATGACCGGCAGCCGATGGACGTGGACAAGAACGGTTCACCGTACCAGCTGGCGAAGAAGCGAGCCACCACCTTTAAACGCTTCGGCATGACAGTTGCCGAGTCCTCTCCCGGCTTCATCATCGAAGATCCGAAATGGAAGCGCAGCAAAGAGTATCCGCACGAAGCGCCCCCGACGACAGGCATCCTGGCGCTATACAATCGCGGCGATAGGCGCCTGCGCTATTGGGGCTGCTGGCAGTGTAAAGAGGCCTTTGAGCCTAACTGGGAGACGCTGAAGTACCCAGATTGCAAAGACCCGATGGAGGCCGCTGAGGCAACGGTGATGGTCTGCCCGCACTGCGGGTTCATCATGACTCACGACGGCGGCCGCGACGGACCCGGCAAGACGGAGATGGATCGCAAGGGCAAGTGGCTGAAAGAGGGCCAGCACTGGGACGTGCAGAACGGAAAGGTCTATGGGACCGGTCTGCGATCTGATACCGCCTCCTTCTGGCTCCAAGGCCCGGTGGCAGCGTTCACTGACTGGAAAACGATCGTCTATTCGTATCTGAAGGCTCAGGAAGAATTTGAGCGGACAGGCTCAGAAGAAGCGCTCAAAACCACCGTTAATGTCGACCAAGGACGCGCCTACCTCCCGCAAGGATCTGAATCAGATCGCCTCCCTGAAGACCTGAAGGCCCGCGCTGAAGATCTCGGCGAGCAGGTCGTCCCGCCCGGCGTGCGCTTCCTGCTCGCGGCGATCGACGTTCAACGCAACCGCTTTGAAGTCCAGGTCATGGGGTTCGGGGAAGGAAACGACATTTTCGTCATCGACCGCTTCACGATCAAAAAGTCAAAGCGTACCGATGAGGACGGAGAGCGTCTGTGGGTAAATCCTGCCTCTCACCCTGAAGACTGGCAGCTGCTGGTCGAAGAAGTCCTGACGAAGACCTACCCGCTGGGTGACGGATCCGGCCGGCGCATGCAGATCAAGGCAACGGGTTGCGATTCTGGTGGCCGAGAAGGTGTCACCAAGAACGCCTACGATTTCTGGCGTTGGCTTCGAGATAAGTGCGAAACGCCGGATCTGGCGAAGCGCTTCCTCCTGCTCAAAGGTACATCAAACAAGGCGTCTCCTCGTGTCCATTTGAGCTACCCGGACTCCGACAACAAGAACCGACATGCTGGCGCCCGCGGCGAAATCCCAGTGCTGCTCATCAACTCGAATATGGTCAAGGACCAGCTCAACGCCATGCTGGAACGCAAAGATCCGGGCAACGGCTGTATCCATTTCGCTGATTGGCTCCCTGACTATTTTTACAACGAACTTACGGTCGAAGTTCGCACGTCGAAGGGTTGGGAGAACCCGCGTGAGCAGCGCAACGAATCGTGGGACTTGTTGGTCTACGCTATCGCCCTGTCCCTCTCTCGCCTCGTAAATGCAGAGCGCATAAACTGGGAAAACCCGCCCGGCTGGGCCAAGCCGTGGGACGAGAATGATCTTGTTTGTGAGAACGAAGACAACAAACGGTTTGCCAGTCAACAAAAAGCTGATTATGATTTAGCGAAACTAGCTGAGCAGTTGGCGTAGGAAGGATTTACCTGTGGCGCTCCCCTCTCTGGCAGAACGACTTGAACAAGCCCAGCTGGCCTACCACCAGCTCGCAATGGGTATGTCGGTTGTTGAAGTCAAAGACTCGAACGGCGAATCTGTCCGCTATCAGGCGGCCAGCATGCCGCGCCTTGCCGCCTACATCGCTGAACTCCAACGTCAGCTCGGCGATACCACCTCCGGACCCCTGCAGGTTTTTCTGTGACGCATGACCAGACCTACAGCCCGGACATCGAAGCCTTGCTCGGTGGAGCCGAGGAGAAGACGTACTCACCCGATGTCGAGGCGCTGATTGGTGGTTCCCCGGTCGGTGAACTCGACCGGCCCGTCTCTGTCGTCACACCGGAGACGGGCCAACCCCTCGCGATGGGCGGCGGTGCCTATGAGGCGTCCAGCCTGTTCGACAACAGCATCGCTTTCTGGACACCTCCGATCCGGTCCGCCGACGCCGATATCCTGCCGGATAAGTCCCTAGCAGACTCCCGCGTGCGGGACATGACCCGCAACGACGCCTATACCGCATCCGGTGTGGACGTTCACCGTGACAGCATTGTCGGCGGCATGTTCCTACTCAACGCCAAGCCCGAGTACAAGGTACTCGGTCTGGATGAGGTGTGGGCGCAAGAGTTCCAGGAAGAGGCTGAGACCAAGTTCACCCTGTGGGCTGAAAGCCTCGATAATTGGGTAGACGCCTCCCGCATGAACACGCTGACCGGCCTCACACGGTTGGCAGTCGGCATAGATATGCTTGCAGGTGAAGTCCTGGCAGCCGTTGAGTGGCTGCGCGACCCGGGCCGCTCCTTCAGCACTGCTATCCAGATGATCGATCTCGATCGCCTCTGCAATCCCGATTACTCGATGGATACGGAGACGATGCGCGGTGGCGTCCTGCGGGACACCTACGGCGCTCCGAAGGGCTACTACATCCGCATGGCCCACCCATCGGATTTCCATAATCCGGACTCGATGCGGTGGAAGTTCGTGCCGACTCGGAAGCCTTGGGGCCGTCTTCAGATGCTCCATATCGTCGACCAGACCCGCCCGGCGCAGAGCCGTGGCATCTCCCGTCTTGTCGCCGGTTTGAAGGAAATGAAGATCACTAAGAAGTGGCGCGATATCATGCTGCAGAACGCAGTCGTGAACGCCTCCTTCGCGGCGTCTATTGAGTCTGAGCTTCCGGCTGAAGCTGTGTTCCAGCAGCTGGGCAGCGGTAATGTCGGTGAAGGCGTTACCGGTTACGCCGAGGCCTATCTGGGCGCGATTGCCAAGTATGCCGGCAATTCTCGGGCCATGCAGCTCAACGGTGTGAAGATC